GAAAGAAGGGATGCCACCCTTGCCCCCTGCACTCCGAACGCCCGCTGGAAATTCTTCATGATGCTCTGCCGCGCCAGGGCCTCCGGCTTCGTCGCGAATTCATTCCCGATATAGCCCGCAATCTGTGTAATCCACTTGTCGACGCTGAACCTGCCGTGATCGAAGATGGTCGAATGCCCCTTACTATCGGTAAAGCCCATCGCCTTGAGCGCCTCCGCGCTCTTGCCTTTGAGCAGGCCGCTGCCGAATACTCCGGGGATTGTCCTCGTCATCGCGGCGATCAGGTTCGTGCCTCCCCTCGATCCGGCAAAACCCATCCGGTTGAGAAGGGCCGTAAGCAGCACTATTTGATCGTCACCTATGCCCAGGGCTGTTTTCGCCACTCCCTGCGAATATTTAAGAGCGTTCCCTACCTCGGTGATGCTGCCGGGCGTAATTAGCGAGGCCCGCGTGAGAAGGGTCAGATAATCCGTTAGTTCCCGTGGGGAATAGTGCTGGCCGGTATGAGCCAGCCGAACGGCCTCTACGACCGATTTTTCAGGAGGCGTACCCTTCAGGACGTATTGAGCGTCCGCGAATTTGGCGAAAACGGGGATAAGATCGGTTATTTGCGCCGTACTCAGCTTATTGCTCGTAGCGAGGGTCTTCGCCATCTGCGCTATCTGCACGTTGGAGAAAGTCGTAACTCCGGTCACCTTCATAATGGCCGCCTCCAGGCTCGTCATCTCCCGGGCTGTCCCTTTGGTGACCGCCTGGATCCCGATCATCTGCTTCTGCAGCTCGGCCGCGCTCGATACGGCCGACTTGAAGCCGTGGACCATCTTGGTCCCGAAGCTCTCGATCATCCTGCCGGCCATCATCTGCGCGAACATATTGCCGAGCCGCTGCGTCTGATTGCCCAGCATCGTGAGCTGGCCGGATATGCTCATGAGCCCCGGGCCGACTTGATTCTGCAGCCCGATCCGAACCATTACCTCATATGTGGTCGCCATCGCCTGGTCCCTTTCTCCTCACTCCTCACACCTCACTCGGCGCCTGCGTCGCACTCATGCCTCACCTGCTATGATCGTAGCCCAAACTCTCGTGAATATTGAATTCTCTCGAAAGATACGCCGTCTGCCCGTTGGGAAGCGTTCTCGAAAGATTCTCCCTCACAAGGCCGCCGGTCGAAAAATGGCCCAAAACGGCCTCTATTATTTCCAGATTCCGAAAAAGCGCCGGTCCGAGGACAGGTCTCATCGCCATTTTGCTCGTCCCGAATTCATGGTAGACCATGATTGCGTTGTCCGACCCGATCGTCGCCGTATTGTCTTCCACCTCATGGCTGATCGAATCCCTCAGTTCTCCCTCCCGCAGAAGCGGATTGTCCGGAGGCGCATATCCGAGCTTTTCCTTTTGCTCCAGCGTGCTTTCTACAAGAGGCGCCCAGGCCGGAAAATCGCCTGCGGCCAGCTGATATTCGCCGAATTCGGCCTTCGCTGTCTGCTCCACGATCTGAGCGCACAGCTCCAGGCCCGGATGGTTTTGCTTGCCCTTTTCGGCGCAATGAGTCAAAAACTCGGCAAATCCCTCATGCGTAAAAACCTGCTCCCCCATTACTTATTCTCCACTTTCACAAACTCCATTCGGTGCAAATCGAATTTGTAAACGCCTTCCATTTCCGTAAACTTTATCGCGAACGCCCGCGACATGACCGGGTCGAGGCGGAACGCCACATCGAACGGCAGCCCATTTTTTACGAGCCAGAGCCGCTCTGTGATGTGGTCGTCCCCGAGAAGTTTTTTAAGAGTTCCTCGTCTATCCCGAATTTTGATTGATGCCTGAAGGCAGCGGGCGTCACTGCCTTGATTCCTTCGTTACCGAGCTGCTTGAGGATCGCCAGCATCTGCATTCTGGTCCGCGGCACTGCGATGGGCACATCGTCTATCTGCGCCACGTAGAGCGTCAGCCGTGCCATGCCCGACGTCGCCGGATTCGATGCCTCGTTGCCGCCGATCGCGGCCATGAGTTCGTATTCTTCCAAAATTTCCGGGATCCTCGTCCTTATCTTCCTGCCCAGCATATCTACGATGCATCCAGCACCCTCCGGCACCCTGATCACCGTGCTCTTCTCTTCGTCCTGCATTTCCATCCCGCCTTCATGCATCTTGACTTTCATTGTATCTCTCCCTGTTTGTTGCATGTCATAAACTCTAAAAATCCAAAACCTGTTTCACGCGAAGACGCGAAGACGCGAATAAAATCGCGAAGCTCCGAAACAAAAGATGGAACTCCCGTTTCGGCCCGAATTGTAGGAGCGGCATCCTGCCGCGACCGCTTCCATTTCTCGGGCTCGGGAATCTGACTCTCTGGAGGACAATTTGAGCCCTCTATCCCTCCTTTGCCTTTCTTCGCGGCTTCGCGCCTTCGCGTGAAACATTCTTTTCCGTCCTCCGTTACGCCGTCTTGATCCTTCTGCTGGCCACAAATTCCATCGTCATCTTGACGGTCTTATCCCCGGCCCATTCCCCGCCCTCGGTCAGCTTCAAAAGCACTTCCAGGTACCTGTACTGAGATATGGCCAGGTTGGGGTTTTCGATCGTCTCGGAAATCGTGCAGGGCATTTCGGGGATCCCCGCGTAGTAGTTGGCTTCGAGCTGCGCGAAGTAGGTGTCCAGCGTGTCGTCTTGGCGCTCGACTTCGAACCGTCCGCTCCAACCGTCGAAAAACCGCACGTGCCTCGTTATGCCATCTATGCCCTTGACCTTGTGGTCCGTCATATCGGGTTTGCTGTTGAATCCGGTAACAAGGGTCGGCACGAGTATCCCCTGCGGGGTCATGATAATGAGGCTTACGTCCCTCCCTACACTGAATCCGTTAATAGGCATTTGCCCCTCCTTTTCCTCTCTGCGCTTCGCCGGCGCCAGGCCTCGCGCGGTACGCGCGCGGCCTGAACCCTGCGGGGCGAGGGCTGCTCAGCACCCCGCGTTTTTTGGCCTTTGTCTTTATTCCTTGTCCTTACGCCCCTTGCGTCTGCCCGATAGTCACATTCACCGTCTGGCCGCCTTCCATGTTCACGATGAAGAACTGGACAATCGACAAATACTGCGCCTGGACGTCCGCCTGCAAATAACCCAGCCCCACCCTGTCCGCGGGGTTGTTGCCCGGATCGCATTTGACCCCGTACGGCCCGATCATTTTTTGTTTCTGCATGCCGTCCAGGAAGGCCGAAAGGGTCTCTCCGGCCTGCAGCTCCACATCGGTGGGAAGCTGCGGGTTCGGCGGGTTGGCCTCGTTCAAAAAGCCTACGAATCGTCCCATGCCCGCGTTGAGCGTATACACGATATAGTTGGTCATGCGCGTGTAGTTGTCGCCGTTTATAACCGCGTTGCTGCTCGAATTGCGTCCGAAGCGCGGGCCGAAGTAGCTCCCTCCGGGCACCGGATTGGTGATTAAATCGATTCCCGCCTGGCCCAGGACCTGGAGTTCCGCTCCGCTATAGACCTGGTTCTGCATGCTTTTTTGCGTGCCCACGATCCCCTGGATCTGCTTGTTGAGACCGGAGAATTGAGGCGACAGGTTGGCCAGAAGGCCCAGGTTGAAGCCCTGCGGAGAAATGAGCCGCACGCCCCCGTTGACCGTATCGTTCCAGTAGATCCAGTCGCCGAAGAACAGCTTCGCGTCAAAATTGTCTATGCCCGCCGAAGCCTTCGTCGCGGCCGCGTTTGTGATTGTGTCTCCGGCCGGCCCGACCATCTGCATGTACGTGCCCTCGGACAAACCGTAGGCGACCTGGGTGCTCCAGGTGGTCGAGTCGTCGCAATCGGTCAGCATGGCGACCGAGGCCCCGGAGTTGCGAAGAGCGTACATGCCCTGGCGGGGCATAGTGTCCTGGCCGAGGAGCGTGCTGCTGGATATATTGGCCCCGTCCGTGCCTCCGGAAAGGGTCGCGCTGCCCGTCTGAGGCGCGGCCGTTCCCACCCCGGCGCTCAAAATGACCAGCTTCGACGGTCCCCGGAGCCCATTTATGCCCGTATTGACCGCCGAGGCTATCGCCTGCCAGACGGCGTTTCCGGTCAGCCCCGCCGCGAGGTTGTCGAACTGCTCGGGCATGATCCCCGGCATAACGATGGTTACTTTCCACGAATTCGCCTGGCTGCCCGTATTGATAATGAGCTGCAGCCCGTTGCCCAGGCCCCCGGTGTATCTCGCCGTGGCCGTCAGGCAGTTCGTCTGGATCGTTGTATTGGCGGCCGTGTCCGTTCCGTCCGTTACGCGCACGCATCGAAAATTGTTCGCGCCCTGGAGCACCGCCGCCGCTACGGCTGTGCCCATATCGTATTTGCGAGGCATGATCGGCCCGAACTGCGATGCGTAATCGGACATCGCGCTCGCGATAACCGGAGAATTGACCGGGCCCCAGGAGGCCGTTCCCACGACCCCGGCGACGTTGGTCGGCACTCCATTGAGCAGATAGACGCTCGGCGGAACGATCTGCACGTACAAGTCGGGCACGATAAGCGCCGTCGTATTGATTGCCCCCTGCTGCACCACCGGCATGATTTCCCCCTCCTTCCGTCATTCCGGCCCTCTCCCCGTCATTCCCGCGAAGGCGGGAAGAAGGCGGGTATCCAGCCGGAATCATCGATTAAATTTGACCCGTAATAAGCAGCACGGCCACGGTCGGGCTGGGATCGGCCCCATGAACGACAAAGGCCGCGTCGTCTCCCTCCAGAACGCTCGCTATATCTCCGGCCCCGGTAAGCACGTCCCCGATCTTGTGCGCTCCCGATTCCGACGTAAACGGACTAGTCACCACGTATGAGCCCATATTTTCACCCCGTTCTCCCCACCCTTTTTCTACCCCTTTCCAACAACCACCCAGTTCCCCCCCCCCGTTTCTAAAGGGGGGCCGGGGGGGATTTGATATCCCCGCACTCAAAAGCATAAAAAGTTTCACGCGAAGCCCCGAAGGCGCGAAGAAAAGAAAAAACCTTTTCCATTTCAACCCTTCCACTGGCGACTTATCGCCACCCTACCCGGCGGATGAAGCGCCTTCACCCGTATGACTCTGGCCGAGTACTCCGATCCGAGCACACTCGCCACCGTCTCCGGGTCCTCGATCCGGTCCCCTATCGCGTATCCCTCGAACGGATCATGCACAATCAAATGAAATTTCGAAAAATCAATATGCATTGGCCTATCGTCCCCTCATTCCCGCCCCTTTTTTCTCCCCCCTTTTCTAAAGGGGGGATGAGGGGGGATTTGATCTCCTCACCCTCAAAAAACAGAACTTGTTTCACGCGAAGCCGCGAAGCCGCGAAGAAAAGCGAAAATCTTGATTCCTGAAGAATGAATATTTTCCGCGCTTCGCCGGCGCGCATTCTCGCGCGGCACGCGCGAGGATCGCCATCGCGGGGGCGCAGGGGGCGCTGCTCCCCGCGTCTTTATTTTCGCCTTTCGCCTTTCGCCTTTCGCCTTTTGCCTTTCTTCGCGTCTTCGCGCCTTCGCGTGAAACATTTTCCGCCTTTGCTTTTCCTCACGCATACATCTGCGCCCCCGGCAACTCCGCCCCGTAAAGCTCCATCCCGATATTCGTCCGAGGTGCGATCACCTGGGTCTGCTCCTCTGTGATCGTAGTCGCGTAGTCGATGCTCCAGAGCAGGTCTCGCCGGTAGATGCCCTGTTTTTGCTCCGAATCGTTCAGCAGGTCCCCGTGGTAGATGATCCGCGCCCCGAACCCGTCCGGCATGACCAAAAACCGCTTCCGGCGTATCTGCGGCTGCACCGCCTTCGCCACGCTGTCTCGGAGCTGCGGGCTTCCGGACCATATTCCGATATGAAATATACGCTCTTGTCGTCCGACTTCCTTGACAGCTGTCCCGCCGGCCCCGACCCGCGCCGCCGCGATCCGCGTCCCCGGCGGCAAAACAATGCACGCCCCCATAGACATGGTCCCCGTGATCGTTTCATTGATATTGGCCGCCAGGGCCGCCGCAGCCCTTCCGAGCGTATCCGTCGCGACTGTCTGGTAAACGAAAGCCGCTCCGTTCACAATTACCGCTATATTTTGTCCGGGGCCCATTACACCGCCCAGGGTGATTGCATTGTCGTTTATAGTGGCCGTGATCGTCGGCACGGGGGCCCGTTGTGCTTGCCATCTTTCCATGTACCGGGTCGTATTCCGGTCCTGCTTCCAGGGATAAACGTTGACATGCGCGATCCCTTTCGGCAGGTCCTTATCCAACTGCTGCGGGCTCGGCCATCCAGGATAAATTGATACCACCTGGCCGGTTATGCTCGCCTGCATGCCCCCGAGCGGCAGGCCGTTCAGCAAGGTCCCCGCGCAGGTAGCGTTTCCGGCCGCCCCCTGAGGGTAGAGTATCCCCGCCACGGTCGCCGCAAGCACATTCATAACGTCGCTAAGATCTGCCATTCTCGTCTTTTCCCGGCGAACAGATCGCAATCAGTATCAGCACCAACAAAACGGCCAAAACATCCATATCTCTTTTTCTCCTGCTCTCCTGCTCAACTGTTCTCCTGCTCTTCTTCCTCTCAGCCCCTCCGTCTTCCCCCCTTTTCTAAAGGGGGCCAGGGGGGATTTGTCCTCCGTCCTCCGTCCTCCGTCTTCCGTCCCCCGCCTAGGCTTCCATTTTGAAGCATCTCAACTCAAACCCTTGCGGCGTCGGATATGCGGCCGCGACCTGAAACCGTCTTCCCAAATCGTCGGTCACAAAATCGCGGTCCTGGACCAACGTAGCGTTAAACCCGGGAGCCATTCTGAAATAAATTCTCCATTCGCCCTTCGTTGCGTCCAGAGGCAGGTTCGGATCGTTTCTTTGCCCCATCCTTCTAGCCTGTATCGAGGCCGAAATGCCCGAAGCGATAGCCGTCTCGTTCGCCCCGGGAACATCCCCGCCGTATGCCTGCAACCCCGGACCCGACTGTGATGCCGCTCGTGATATCGCAATGGTTCGGTCGTATAAAAAACTCATTCCAAAATTTCCCGCGCGTTCTTTCGCCGCGAATCTCTTCCTTAATTCGACGCCTGCCATTCGACGAAGGTATAGGCCATCCAGTCCGATGCCGTTCCGAGGTAAAAATATAAATCAACCGTTTGCGCGATCGTTGTGTCGAGGTTTTGCGCTGTCACATCCGAGGTGTTGAACCCATACCCTATGTAGTTTAGCGGCTCTACCATCTGCAAATTCGTCTGACCTTGGTTTGTTAAATAAATTTCTACTTTCGCGTATTTTCCGGAACTCAATATCCCGCCCTGCCAAACGGAATTGCCTCCGATTTTAAGCGTCGGCAACTTGCTGTTTGCTGTCGCATTGCTGGCCGCGCCTAAAACAAAATGCCATCGCCCGTTTTTGCCTATGGAGTTCGCAGGTAT